GGGGTAATCACCTTGTGAAGGACGCACATACTCGAACCAGCACTCTGCCCAACATTCACTCATGTAATTCGGTCGACCAATATCAATGGGACTCAGATCATACATATCGCGTTTGTCAAGCATGGCTTCGATGCGCATTTGCTCTTCCGGTGGAATACCGTACATCTTATCAACAATCTCGCGGGACCGTCTCGTAACCGGTCTCGCCACTAATTTGTCGATATTCTCCATGGCCTCTAGCAACTGTTCGCGCTCCCATGCGCTCGTCTTGACAGATCCCCTTTCAAGGTATCTGGACATGCGAATGTGGGAAGTCACACGCAACCCATAAAGGGCGAGCGACTGAACAATTGGGCAACCAGGATATTGGTGCAAAAAGGACAACGACTTGGCTTTCAAGAGCTCGCCACGTCGCACACTACCACATCGAACATAGGACGGTCCTGCCCATCCAAAATCCGCCAAAACCTCTCGCGGATCAGTGATAATGATTAAGCTGTCTGGGTCAAAAATCAGTCCACAAAACGACGCCTCATTGAGCGTGTCGTATTTCTCGATCTTTATGGTCAAACCGAGCTTCGTGAACAAGGAGTCATCAATTACCTGATGCTTCTGAAATCTGAACAAGCCGTCATCGCCTTCAACGAACCCTGAAATGTCTTCCTCCTGAATGCCAGCTTTAGAGCAAACATAGAGAAAAATCATCAGATTGGCAAAAGAATTGCCAAGTGAAGTGCACATCTCTCCAGACATGCGCGACGCGACCCCTGTGGCATCAAACCCCTTGTAGTGACAAGTTTGAAGACCACCCAGTGTTTCGCTAACGAGTTGAAACCAACTTGCGCCAGTAGGAAGCGCAGTCGTCATATACTCATACAATTGAAACTCAACCTCAGCCATGAGTTGTGAATCAAAGTGAGACTCGAAAGCCGAATAGTCCGTGGCATAGTACTGAGCTGTGGGGCTATACATCGCCTCCCACACATGCCGCGCCCGGTCAGAAACTGGCACTTTCTTGATGAACCACTTCATCTTGAAAAGCACCTTCTCAATGGCCGAGAAAGTCGGGCCCACAATGCACTTGAAGATGTCGGAGCGTGAATTAATGCCGCGTAAGTGTTTCCAAGCTGAATAGGACTCAGCCTTGTTGAACGACTTGCATTCTTTATCACGTTTGCTCAACGTACCATCGAAAGCCTCATAGACTCGCTTTAACTGATCCTTGCGTGCACGACTGTACTTAGTTCCCTCTAACCAAGTATTGAAAGACACGTCGTCTACCACATTTAGTGGGCAAAGATTCTTCTTGAGCCAGCAACGGACAAACTCCGCTAGCTCAGACCTAAGGACGCGATCAGCAGGAGGATGCTTGAACGCGGTTCTTTTGAGTATGCCCGCAATACTCGATGCCGTGTCGGAGAGGTCACCGAAAGGCATTTTGAAGCTGTTGAGATGGCACCCTAGTGACACACACATAGGGGGTCGTCGGTCGCGATCACTCCATTCATTGACTATGAACTTAACATCACTTTTGACGTTGTCCAAGAGAATTGGTGATTTGAACTCGCTAAACCGATAACCATATGCCACCAACGGCCTCACGGGCAGACCAAGTTTGTTGGAACCTCGTCATTGAACAGATCAACTTTGAGTTTACACACAAAGAACTTTGTGGTCTCATGAAGGACTTGCTCATGCGCCTGAAGATCGCGATCGAGGTTAACGTGGCCATGTGTGCGGAGAAATGACAGTGTATCAGCAAACGCTGTCTTCAAGGAATCGGCACTTGAATAACGCGCGACGTTCTTGGCAGCACATGCCTCAAGATACAGTTCGTGCGAAATCGTCACCAACTTCGTCGAATAACGGCCATTCATGCGTCGTGACAAACGATACGTCACATACCGAGCGTTCGAAATGTAGTCGGGAGACGATACAGGGCAAGTTCGCCATGTAATTGATCGTCGATCACCGAGCCACACACGCTCCGGATACGCAGAGCCCACCAACGTGTAAGTGACGAAGTCGGACATGTTCTGTCGACGACAACGCCAGCAATACCAGAAGAAGGTAGACCAGCCGAGAACGACAATGCATCCCGCGAGTGCCAGGTTGTCGACAAGCAGCAAAGCCACAATGCCCGACAAGGCCCCGCCTGACATGAACGTCAAAAGGCAGAGCCATGCAAAGTTGAGAACATACCAAAATGTTTCCCAGAAATTTAGGACTTTAATATCGCTGACAACATCAACGAGCTTGGGTCCAGGGAGTGCATATTGAGCCTGCGCTTCCTCCAGCGTAGCGCACCCCTGAAGTGGTGAATACACTTCCTTCGTGGCTGGCGAGACCACGGAAAGATCAAATTCGATCGGTTCAACGTCGACGAAATCTCGCCAACGGAAGTTCTCGATCACGGTCTCCCGCAAAGGCACTACTTGCGGAGCCGCTTGAGCCTGAGCAACCAGTCGTTCCTCCAAGACAAGCATGCGTGCGTTAAGCGCTGCTTTCTCGGCAAGAATTTCCGGTGTACGATTAACATTCGCAACAGCGAACGCAAGTGCC